TTACTGGGCAGCCCACAAGATGCGATAAATCCAGTCGATGTCAGTGGTGGCGAGTTCGCGGTCTTCGTGGGCGGGGTTGAACGAACTGAGCTCGATGTGCTGAACGGTTTGGCGTTTGAGCACCTTGGCCATCACTTCGCCGTCTTTGGTTTTAACCACCACCCGGTCGCCCCGGCGCACGCTTTCTTCGGGGGATACGATGACCGTGTCGCCATCGCGAAAAACGGGTTCCATGCTGTCGCCGGAAATTTCGAGCGCAAAGGCATGGTGGTCGGTGGTGCCGGGGGTTGGAATTTCTTCCCAGCAACCACGGGTCGGATAACCTGCATCGTCAAAATAACCTTCCGACCCCGCTTGGGCCAAGCCGATCAGTGGGATGGTGCGCGGCGGGGCTTTTTGCCCGTTTTCGACGTAAGCGACGAATTCATACAAATCCGCACCGGTGGCGGCCAAGATTTTGGCGACGCTTTCGGTTGACGGCCAACGCAGTTTGCCATCCGGCGATGTGCGCTTGGATTTGTTGAAAGTGGTCGAGTCTAAGCCCGATTTTTTAGCCAAGCCAGAGGCCGACAGCCCATAGGCTTTGGCGATCTGATCAACGGCTTTCCAAACGTTTGCATGATTTAACATGGGAACATTATCTCAAACATCTGAAAAAAAGTCACTAGGAACAAATAGCCACACATTCCTTGACAAAGGAATATATTGACTTATAACAGAACAAAAGCAGAACAAAATTAAGAAAAGAGGCAAGAAAAGCCATAACCGACCGGCGGAGGGACATATGTCTAGAAAACGATTTATCACGAAACCCATGCCATACAAGAAAGTCATCCTGTTTAATCATGCCGCAGAGGTGTGGTTTTGGTATATACGGTCCGAACGGGCTCGCCGCGAGGGGATGAGAACCTTTAACGACCAACCAAACGAAACCCGTCCTTGCGAACCTGATGATGTGTACCGCTTTGTTATGGCGCTGCGCAAAGCCCAAAAAATACGCGACGAACATCTCCAGGTTTTGGCTAAATTTGGTTGGCGGGAATCCCCCCCAGATCCCCGGGTTCCCAATGAAGAGCGCCCCCTCATTTTGTGGAACGAAGCCTTAGACCGTCTCACAACAGTTTTTGTGTCGAAAGGAATCGTCGACCTTGATGACCAACATTACAGACTCAAAGCCTGAGCCCTATAATGCCAAGGCCCCTCGGGCATTGGTGGTGTTCAGCGGTCAGACCGATTTGTCGTGGTTGCGCGTGTTGCGCCCTGGCTACCGTCACTGTTTTGTCTTGATCGAATGCGCGCCGCTTTATGATGAAAACGTTGGCGGCGGCTGGGTGCTGTACAATCCGTTGTCGAACGCCACGCAAATCGCCGTTTGGGCGTTACGCGATGAACAAACTGTGCGCGCGTGGTTGTCGGAACAAGGCTACACGGTGGTGGAATCTTATGTTCGGCCCTTGACCGCACGTGTATTGCCGTGGCGCCCCTTTACCTGCGTTGAAGCCGTAAAAAGGGCACTTGGACTGCATGAAAACAAGGTATTTACTCCCCATCAATTATATAAAAATCTAAAAAAAGATAATAATATGAAAAAAATCCTTGACATTTCCATGAAGTTGGGGTACTAATCAACTTAACGAACAGGCACAGTTGTGTCCAAAGCCAGCCCGGGGGTCACACCCCGGGCTTTTTTTATGCCTCATACATATAGGGAGACCCAGTCATGGGCGGAATACTTTCAGGACCAAAGGCACCACCAGCAATGCCCGCACCAGAACCATTGCCAGACCCAGCCATTGCCGAAGAAAAGGCGCGTGTCGATGCGATGGATCGTCGCCGTCGGGGACGTGCGGGAACCATCACAACCACGGAACGCGGTTTGCTGTCGACCAATGGGAACGCTCCACAAAAGAAGTCATTGTTGGGAGAATGAAAATGAAGGAGCAAAACACACAACTGACCCCTGAACAGGTCATTCGCACCTATCAAAATGCCAAAGAAAGACGGCGTTTATGGGAATCCCATTGGAACGAATGTTATGACTATGCGCTTCCGTTACGTTCTACACGAAACCAACCCGGAGCCAAAACGGCAGACAAGTTGTTTGATGGTACAGCCCCCGATGCGGTTGATCAATTGGCCGCCAGCTTGCTTGCCAACTTAACGCCACCGTGGTCGAAATGGATTGGCTTGATGGTCGGCCCAGATGTCCAAGACGAAGACATTGAAGCCGTCACACCAAAGTTGGATCACATTGCTGAAACCCTGCAGTTTCATTTTGATCGTTCAAATTTCACCATTGAAATTCATCAATGCTTTTTAGATTTAGTGACCGCAGGAACGGCGTGTTTGATGTTGGAAGAAAGTCCATTGGGCGAAGCTTCGGCCTTTCAATTTACCGCCGTGCCTTTGTTTGACGTGGTGTTTGAAGACAGTGCCGCAGGTCGTTTAGATGGAACGTTGCGGCGTTTAGAACTGACACCCCGCGAACTGAAAAAACGCTATCCATCAGCGCCATCATTGGGACTTGAAAACAACACCTCTCATAACAAGGAAGACATCCGCATCAGTGTGATCGAAGCGGTCATTCCTGACGATAAAGGGTTTGCCTACATGGCCGTGGCAGAACCAACGGGGGGGATCTTAAATGATGTCACCATGTTGGCCGAAGGTCGGTTTGAAAGCTCACCGTTCATTAATTTTCGGTGGCTGAAAGCCCCGGGTGAAATTTACGGCCGATCGCCAGTCATGAAGGCTTTGCCTGATATCAAAACGGCCAACAAAGTGGTCGAGCTGATTTTGAAAAATGCTTCAATTGCGGTAACAGGGATTTGGATGGCCGAAGATGATGGGGTTCTGAATCCGGCCAACATTAAGTTGGTTCCGGGTGCGATTATTCCCAAAGCCGTTGGCTCCAAAGGTTTAATACCATTAGAATCCCCCGCAAAATTGGACACCTCGAACATCGTTCTTGGCGATATGCGTGATCGCATTCGCAGTGCCTTGGTGGTCGATAAATTAGGCCGCGTCGTTGGTGGTAAAATGAGTGCCACCGAAGTTCTTGAACGGGCATCCGACACCGCGCGCGCCCTGGGCGCGACATATGGTCGGTTGCAATCAGAATTGCTGACCCCGTTGGTCGAACGCGCCATGAGCATTTTACGGCGCCGTGGAGAAATCCCCCCGATTACCTTAGACGGCCGTACCATCGATATCGATTACCGATCCCCTTTGGCCCGCCGTCAGGCCAAAGAAGACGCCCAAAACACCATTATGTGGATATCAACCATCCGTGATTTAGGCCCTCAAGCATCATCGATTATTGACGCCAAACGGACGGCGAGGTGGTTGGCGCGGGCGTTTAGTGTCCCCGATGATTTACTGTTAAGCGACGAGGACGCGGCAAAAGTCTTGGCAGGGAATAGCGCTGGTCTTTCACCAGGTAACCCAATCCAAGACGCGATGGCGCAAAACCCTCAAATACTAGAGCAACTGGGCAGCCTCATGGGGGGCGGGGCAACACAAAAGCCGAGTGTTGCAGCGGATGTTCCTATTTCTGAAGCCATCTCGCCACTCGATTCAGCACATCCACCAACCGTCTCCTCACCCCAAAGTGTGACAGGTGCGGCAACGTTGCGATCAACTGCAATCGAGTCTGGAAAGGGGATTGGCAATGTCTAATGAACGCAAAGGATGGTCTTGGTTTGAACGTGACGAAGGCCAAGCCGCACAAGACGAAACCAACGCCGATTTGCCGAATGTAGGGCGCGAATTGCGCCTCGCATATGCTCGATGTTTTTCGGGTGTTGCTGGTGAAAAGGTTCTCAAACATTTGCATGCGATCACCCTTGATCGTGCCTTTGGCCCAGAAACACCAACCGACATGCTGCGTCATGTAGAAGGTCAGCGTCAGTTGGTAACGTACATAAAGGCTCAATGCGAACGCGGCCGCACAGGCGGTTAATTAAAACTCAAACTCAAACTTAAACTTTAAGGAGACAGACATGTCAAACGACAACATGAATCGCGGTGATTTTGGCGGCCAACCAAGCTGGTTACCACGCAAGTTTTGGGACGATAAAACAGGGCAAGCACGAACCGAAGATCTTGCCCGTTCTTACCAGGAACTTGAACGCACCATGCGCACACCAAATCCTGCTAACGCGGCAAACTCAATGGATCATCCGGCAAGTCCTTCGGACTACAAATTAAATGTGAACGATTTGTTGGAAGTTGATGATGACGTTAATCAACGTTTGTTTGATACCGGCTTTTCAAACACCCAAGCCCAGTTGGTCTATGACTTGGCGCATGAACGCTTGGTGCCGATGTTCCAGGACTACGCCCAACAAATGGAAAGCGAAAAACAAACGTCTCGTTTGATTGAACATTTTGGCAGCGAACAACGCTTCAAAGCCGTTCAGCCGCAAATTCGGGCCTGGGGTGAAACCAATTTGGGCGCAGATGTGTTTGATACGTTGTCCGGTTCAGCGCAAGGCGTGATCGCTATTCACGAAATGATGCAAAACCGCGAACCCGGCTTGACCCGCGAAGCCCAAGACAATTCGGGTGCCAACGAAACCGAACTTAGAAACATGATGAAAGATCCACGCTATTGGCGTGATCGTGATCCGGCCTATGTGGGTCGGGTGCGCGATGGTTTCAAAGCGCTATACCCCGAAGGTGCGGCGTAAGTTTCGACTGTTAAGTCCCAGAAGAAATCTGGGTAACCGATAGCGTTGGCTCAGTGTTCTCAGGTGAATGAGTCGCGCTTTAGGAGGCGAGCGCGTCAAAATCGCAGTTCCCTCCGCTGGCCGTGGGCGTGTGCTTACTCTCCCCCAAGCACACGCCCGCGGCATTTTTTTGACAGCACTATTTATTAGGTAATTTTAACACCACCAAACTCAAACCGAATAACCGTGCGCCGGACCTTTGTTTAAAAGGTCCGGCTTTTTTGTGCGCGGCCCGGAAGGGTTTGTTGCGTTCGGGTGGGCGGTTGGCGTGTTCTAGGCCGCCAGCCCTAACCCAGTCCGAACGCATTCTTCCTCATAACAACTAGTAAGGAGATTGACATGTCGACATCCGTCGAACAGTCGTTCGTTAAACACTTCCAAGCCGAAGTCCATATGCAGTATCAAAATATGGGCTCGAAATTACGTAACACCGTGCGGACCAAGGATAAAATCCAAGGCTCTTCGACCACGTTTCAAAAAGTGGGTAAGGGCACGGCCAGCACCAAGGCCCGTCACGGTAAAGTTCCGGTGATGAATGTTGACCACACACCTGTTGAAGTCAGTCTGTATGACTACTACGCAGGCGATTGGGTTGATCAGCTTGACGAACTTAAAAACAATAGTAACGAACAAGACATCGTGGCGCGTGCCGGTGCTTATGCTCTGGGTCGCAAAACCGATGAATTGGTGATTACCGAACTGGATAAATCCACCAACTATGCAGGGACCGGAGTCGATGGGCTGACCAAAGCGAAGGTTCTGTCTGCCTTTGAATTGTTAGGCGAAGCCGATGTTCCCGATGATGGAGAACGCTATGCCATCATCGGCTGGAAACAGTGGTCGGATCTTCTGAGTATCCCTGAATTTGCAAATGCAGATTACATCGGTAAAGACGAATTACCATGGAAAGGCACCCAAGCCAAACGTTGGTTGGGCGCACTGTGGATGCCGCATTCAGGTCTGACAAAAGATGCGTCAAACATCCGCCATTGTTATTGGTATCACAAAACAGCCGTCGGTCATGCGATCGGATCGGAAGTGAAAACCGATGTCAGCTGGCACGGTGATCGGGCCGCGCATTTCGTCAACAACTCTATGAGTCAGGGTGCAGGCATGATTGACGCTTCCGGTGTCATTTCGCTGCGCTGCCTCGAAGTTTAAAAGGAGGTCATTTAATGGCTTATGTATCTAAAGACTTGAGCGTTCTCGCTTACGCCAACGGCTTTACGCTGTGGCATTACACCACCTTGGATCTGGCGACTGTCGTCGACACCACCGGATATTTCAATGACGCATCAGATATGTTGCGGGTTGGTGACATTGTCGTCGCCAATGTGGATACCGCTGGTACGCCGGGCGGGGGCATGTTCCTCGTCAATGCGAATGCTACTGGCATTGTTGACGTTGCTGATATGACTCAGATTGGTGCTACCGATCTCCGTTAGCTTACGATTGGATAAGGCAAAAGGGGGCGAATTATGTTCGCCTCCTTTTTCTTATGCCCTGAAATAATTGAATTTATTTAAGTTAACTAAAATTGGTTAACTCGATTTCCAGCATTTACAAATTTAGGTTAAGTAAACGGTCCCTGATGACCAAACTTTCAATAAATGACCAAAAGGAGATTTTCTATGGCCTTAAGTTCCATTGCCCTGTGTTCGCGCGCCCTTCTGAAAACGGGCTGCCGATCCATCACCTCGTTTGATGAAGGCACGGCCGAAGCCGAAGTGGCTGGTAACCTTTATGAAACCACCAGAGATGCTTTGTTATCAGCTCATCCATGGAGTTTCGCCACGGCTCAAGAAACTCTGCCACGACTAGAGGCCAAGCCAATTGCCGATTTTGATTATGCCTTTCAATTACCGGCGGGATTTCTACGGGTCATTTCCGCGGGGGCCGGGCGGGGCAGTGGCCTTACGTACCGGATTCAAGAACGTCGTTTACACACGCATTCTTCGGACGCGGTGCTGACCTATATCTTCCGTCCGGACGAAAGCGAATTCCCACCGTTCTTTGATCAGATTTTGATCGCCCGTTTGGCCGCAGAATTTTGTATTCCGTTGACCGACAGTACCAGTCGCTCTGATGCGTTGCGCAAGCTTGCAGATGTTGAATTCAGGCAAGCGCGGCTCATTGATTCGCAACAAGACACACCGTCGGCCTTTGAAGACTTTAATTTAATTGGAGCAAGAAGCTGATGGCACGCATTTACGCATTTAAAACCAGCTTCACGGCAGGCGAAGTTTCCGGTGAATTGGCGGGTCGCGGAGATTTGACGGCCTATGACAATGGCGCTGGAAAACTGCGCAATATTTTTGTCATGCCGACGGGTGGTATTTATCGTCGAGCCGGTCTGCGCTATGTGGACACGCTCAATGCCGAAGCCCGCTTGGTATCGTTTGAATTCAATACCGAGCAAGTTTATCTTATGGTATTCTTGGAAAATTCTGTTGATATCTATTTGAACGGCGCGAAAACTGCGACCATAGCATCGACGCCATGGACCTTGGCACAGACCAAATCCATGAATTGGGTGCAAAGTGCCGATACTTTGTTGGTGGTGCATCCTGACGTTCCACCGAAAAAAATTACCCGCGATAAGGCAGGCACCTGGTCCATTGCTGATTGGACCTATTATGAAAAAGACACGGTCATTTACCAACCGTACCATAAGTTTGGCGACGATGCGGTGACCTTGGCGGCCTCGGCCACGGTGGGCACAATTACATTGACCGCTTCAGCAGACCTATTTGATATCAACAACCATGTTGGCACGCGGTTTCGGCTGCAAAAAAAGGAAGTCGAAATAACGGCCGTGGCGAGTGCAACTTCGGCGACCGCCGTTGTCAAACAGACTTTGGTAACGACAACGGCGACCAAAGATTTTGAAGAACAATCCTACTCTGCCGCCCGGGGGTGGCCCGGATCGGTGTGCTATCACCAAGATCGCATGGTCATCGGCGGGTCCCGAGATTTGCCCAATCGGTTATGGATGAGCAAGTCCTCGGACCTATTTAATTTCGATCTGGGGACGGGATTGGACGATGAGGCTATTGAATTTGCCATTCTTTCGGATCAAGTGAATGCCATTCGGGCAGTCTTTTCCGGGCGCCATTTACAAACTTTTACTTCGGGTGCGGAATGGATGGTGACGGGTGAACCTTTGACACCCGGAAATATCCAGTTGAAACGGCAAACCCGTATTGGCTCGCCACTTGACCGCACGGTCAGGCCCGTTGATGTGGATGGCGCGACTGTGTTTGTATCTCGCATCGGCGATGAGCTGCGCGAGTTTCTCTATACCGATGTTGAACAAGCCTATAGGGCGGGTGATTTGGCGATGCTCAGTCGCCATATGGTGAACGCACCGCAAGATCAAGATTATGACAAAATCAGACGACACCTGCACATCGTTATGAAAGATGGGAATTTGTCGTCTTTAACTTTGTTTCGTCATGAGAAAGTTTCCGCTTGGTCACAACAATCAACAGCTGGAAACTTTAAGTCAGTCGCCGTGGTGGGCGATGATGTTTATATCCTCGTTGAACGCAACGGCACGTTTATGATCGAAGTCTTTGACGATACCTATCATGTTGATTCTGGACTTAAGGGCACCAGCGTGACCGCCAAAACGATCTGGTCAGGGCTGGGCCATTTGGAAGGCCAGACGGTGAAAGTCGTGGCCGATGGTGCACCGATCATCGACCTTGTCGTCTTATCGGGTGCCATCACCTTAGCGGAACCCGCCAGCGAAGTTGAAATTGGCTTAGGTTTTGCCCACATTGTTGAGCCGTTGCCGCATACGATCTCAAACCCCAACGGCGGTACCCAAGGTGGGCGCATACGGCCTGTGGCCTTTACGTTTCGGATCAGAGACACGTCATCGCTGCGCATCGATACCGGGCATGGTCTTCAAGACGTGCCTTTCAAACGGTTTGGTGCGGCTGCATTTGATCAGCCTGTTACGCCGTTTACCGGGGATAAAAAAGTGCTCGCCTTTGGTTGGCGGGCCGGCAGCGTTGAGCCTTTGTGGCGGATCGAACAAGACACACCGAGTTCATTCACATTGTTGTCGGTGACCAGCGAGGTCAGCTTGAACGGCTGATTAAACTCGCAATTATAAATACAAATGAAAAGGAACAAAGATATGTCGGGTATAGAGCCAGCAGTGATTTCAGCAATTGTCACCACAGCTGCAACAACCGTAAAGACCGCGCAAGATCAAAAAAAGGCTGCATCTATTGCTAACCAGCAGCAGAATTTAAAAATTCAACAGCAAAAGGTAAAGGATGCAGCTGAAGAACGCAAACGTCAGGATCTGTTAAAACAACAGTCGGCCACACAACGAGCACGTTTTGCGGGTCTCGGAATTGGGTCTGGTGGAGGGTCTTCGGATGCTGTTTTGGACGGCCTGCGCAAAAGGTCTGAAGCCGATGCTCTAGACCGGGCGACCCTCAATGGACTTGCCAAAGCGGAGCAAGGCTTGAGTAACAGCGCAAATCTTTTGTCGCAAAAAAACGCCGCTTTCAAAGGAAATATTGATTTACTGATCGGCAAAAAATAATCCGCTTATCTTCTAATTTTGATACTCAAATGACTCCGACTCGCACACCGATGCGGGTCGGTTTTTTTATGTAAGGAACCCAACATGCCCACGCACATCCAAATTGGCGATATCACGCCCCGCCTTCAATATACCGCAGATGGGGCGCAAACCGCCTTTACCTATCCCTTTCCAATTTTTAAAGATGTAGACATAGAGGTCTTTTTCAATGATCAAAAGCAAACCAGCGGTTTTACGGTTGCTGGGGCTGGCAATAGTTCTGGTGGCAACGTTACATTCGCTGTGGCACCCGCTGCATCCGTCATTGTGACTCTGGCGCGTCGCATAAGTTTGCAACGCACCAGTGACTTTCAAGAATCCGGAACACTGCCCTCAAGAATTCTTAACGATGAAATGGACTATCTGACTGCATCCTTGCAGCAGGTGGCGAGCGCCCAAAGTCGGTCCGCTCAATTGGCCGTGACAGATATTTCAAACGCAAGTGTCATGTTGCCAACCCCCGAAGCCAATCGCGTCCTGGCCTGGAATGGGACTGCGAATGCATTCGTGAACGGTCCCACAAGTGATGAAGTCACCAGTGCCCAACTCCATGCCACAAACGCTCTGGCATCTGAGACTGCAGCAGCAACGTCCGCCAGCACGGCATCGGGCAGCGCCATGTCGGCGGCCAGTTCGGCGGCGTCGGCACAAACAGCCGCCGCAAGTAATTTGTATGCGTCTAACGTCAGCAAGGCTGCAAATTTTGTCGTCCTGCCCACCGATGATGGAAAGCAATTTCTTATTGACACCACCGCCGGAAATGTCACGGTGACTCTTCCCGGTGGATCGACGGCGACGGATGGCTTTCGGGTTGCACTGGGAAAAACCAGCGCCGATAACAATGCAGTGATCGTGAACAGTACCGGGACCGACACCATCAATGGCGGTACAGCATGGCAATTTTCTGTACCTCACGGACAATCGGTGATCGCCTTAGACACCACCCCGGCACCAGATGTGTGGTTCGCCGCCGGTGTTGGATTGGTGGCCCCGATCGGGGTCGCGGAAATTCAAGATAACGCAAAGCCGTACGACATTGCCTTTGTCGCCGGGTTCGGAAATTTAATGGTTGCTGAGAATGTAGCCGTGCAGACCTATGGCGAATTGGTGGTACCGCGTTCGATCACCGTGATCGGAGAAGTTGGATACTTAGATGTAGCTGCAGCAGGCCAAGCGGTCATTTTGGACATCGAAAAAAATGGTGTCAGCATCTATACCACCAAACCACAATTTGCCGTCACGGCCAATGCCTTAAGCGTTGGCACGCTTGCAACAACGGCCTTCGTAGCTGGAGATCGGCTGACCTTTAAAGTCACGCAGACAGGCACCACCACGGTCGGACAAGGCGCACGTTTCACCCTAAAAAGCATTCTCGCTTAATCAATATCACACAGAAGGAGGCTCGCATGAGCATGCTCTTAGCCCCAAATCAATTGCGCCAAATGATGGCCCAGTACAACATCCTAAATGCAGCGTTGTTCGATGGTTCAACCGGGTATCTCAACCGTGTGGTATCAACAACATCAGACAGACAAACATGGACTTATTCAGCGTGGATTTTGCCTGTTGGAAGTGACGGCTCTTTATTTAATCCGTACAGTGCAGCAACTGACGCAGGATACACAAATTTAGCCTATTCTAGTTTATATCATTTTCAACTAACTGCATGGGCAATAGGTCCAGTGGTTGTTCCCAATGCCGTAAACAGAGATTCTTCTGGATTTGTTCATGTTGTTATAGCAGTTGATACAAATCAAGTAACTGCTTCTGACCGCTTAAAGATATATCTAAATGGGGTTTTGCAGACAAGTTTTTCTGCATCAACATATCCAACACTGTCTCAATTACTAGCGATGAATGACGCAACCGCTACTCATAGAATGGGTGCACGCTCTAATGTGTTGGATAGTTTCTTTGAGGGTTATATTGCCGAATTAAACTTTATTGATGGACAACAGTTAACAGCCTTAGACTTTGCAGAACTAGACCTAACAACAGGCAACTGGATTGCTAAATCATACGCCGGAACATACGGCACAAACGGCTTCTATTTAGACTTCTCAAACGGTGGAGCACTCGGCACCGATGCAAGCGGCAATGGAAATAACTGGACCGTCAACGGCACAGTTACGCAAGTCACGTCAACGCCGACGAATACCGCCTCTAATCTAAACGATTTAGATATGTCAGGGGCAGCACTTACCAATGGAAACCGCACCTTTGGTACTGTTGGTTCGGCAGCATGGCGTGAGGTTAGGTCATCTCTTGCTATTCCTGATACGGGTAAGTGGGAGTGTCAAATCACCGTTGACGTTATTGATAGCTTACAAACTATGGCTATCGGTGTGCGTGAGGTAAACCGTCTTATCAAACAAATACATTGGTGGTCTGCTTCCTGGGCCGTTGCAACAGATGGTAATAATTACGGTGTATCAGACGGTAATTTAAAATGTTCAAACGGAACTAACTCCGCCTTCACAACCAACATGACCGTGGGAGACGTGTTCACATTACGCTTTGATGCAGATGCCTTAACGCTGGAGGTGCTGCGTAATAACGTAACGCTTGGGCTTGCGTGGACAGGCATGGCAGCGGTTCGTTATGCGTTTGCTTGTAGCGTCTACAACACATCTAAATTCACATTTGCCTTTGATGAAGCCGATTTTACATACGCAATCGGCTCTGGCTATTCAGCGTTGCAGACAGATAATCTACCAGCACAAACCGCAACGGAGAAAGACCTTAGTAAGCTTTGGAAGACAATGCTTTATACTGGTACCGCTTCTACACAATCAATAACGGGCGTTGGTTTTCAATCTGGCTTTATTTGGGGGAAAAACCGTACGAGCATTGGAGGTCATAGTATTAGTGATGCTTGCCGTGGGATCAATAAGCAAGTTGCTACACACTCAACGGCGGCAGAATATACCGCCACAGATAATGTAATATCATTCGATGCAGATGGGTTTTCTCTTGGAGCAAATACGGGGCTTTCCCCGGATGTAAACTTTGTCAGTGGCAACAATTATGTCGCATGGTGCGCCTCACTACCCAACATCAAAACAAGCGGCTGGGCTGGCTCACCTACAATCACGCCAAGCAAAGAAATTTACAACACCGATTTAGGTATGAGCATTGTTACCTACACAGGTGTTGGAGGTATAGCCACACTTCCCCACAGTCTTGGTGTTAAGCCTGGATTTATGATTTTTAAAAACTTATCCAATTCTTTGGGCGCATCAGATTGGGATGTTTATCATAAGGACGTAGGTGCAACAAAGTATCTATCGCTTAACACTACGGCGGCTGCAACGGTTTCTTCCACACGTTTTAACGACACGGAACCTACAGCAACCCAAATTACTTTTGCGGCAAGTTATCACACAAATAATCTTGGAGATAGCTTCGTAGCCTACATCTTCGCTGAAAGCGACTTCATTAAGATCGGTTCGTATGTGGGCAATGGCTCGGCTGATGGACCTATGGTGAATACTGGCACAAGCGTTGAATGGAGCATGACTAAATCCTCAAGCAACATTGGGAACTGGTACATCAACTATGATGCAAACGGGTATAACCCAGATACATCATTGCTATACGCTGATTTAAGCAACGCTGATACGGCAGCAGGTAATGTGGACAAATTGTCAAATGGCACAAAAATCCGCAATATAGATGCCTCACAAAACGGCTCTGGTTACACAATTTGCTATATGACCATCGGCCAACCCATCTAGCGTTAACCCCATCCATCAAGGAGAACTCTTATGCCGTCACGTCACGCGTGAGGGGGTGCGAAAGTATGGAAGAAAGCCAAGCCCCTCTGCCGACCTTCGCCGAATTTGTTGCAACCTGGAACAAGGACCAAAACTTAACCACGCCGACGCACCACAAGAAAATTTCATCCTGGCTGGAAGGCAGTTGGAAAAAGAACAAACGAGAGCTGTTGCTGATGGCCTTTCGCAATTCCGGAAAATCCACATTGGTTGGACTTTTTTGTGCCTGGTTGTTGGTGTGTGAGCCGAGCCTTCGCATCATGGTCTTGGCTGCCGATTTGTCATTGGCGCGTAAAATGACGCGCAACGTTAAACGCATCATCGAACGCCATCCGGCCTGTGCGGGTATGAAACCTAAAAGTCGGGACCAGTGGGCGTCGGATCAGTTCACCATAAATCGCGATAGTGAATTGCGCGATCCGTCTATGTTGGCCAAAGGCATCGTCGCCAACATTACGGGGTCGCGGGCAGACATTGTAATTTGTGATGACGTCGAAGTTCCCAACACGTCGGACAGCCAACAAAAACGTGAAGACCTGCGCGATCGCTTGGACGAAATTGATTACGTTTTGGTGCCGGGTGGGTTGCAACTTTATGTGGGCACACCGCATACCTTTCACACCATCTATGGCAAGGTCCCCCGACGCGATATGGGTGAAGAAGAACCTTACCTGTTTGGCTTTAAGCGTCTGGAAATTCCCATCTATGACAAACGGGGTGGTTCTGTGTGGCCAACACGTTTTCCCGTCAAGAAAATTGAGTCCATTCGTCGGCGCACGGGGCCCAATAAATTCAGATCACAAATGTTGTTGGAACCCGTGGACATTGCTGATGGCAGGCTTGACCCGGATGTCATGAAAACATACGCCGGAGACATCCAATATTGTGAAATGAACGGTCAGGCCATCTTAAGTCTTGAGGGCCGCCGCTTGGCGTCGGCTACGTGTTGGTGGGATCCTAGCTTTGGGTCTCCCGAACGCGGTGACAGTTCCGTCATTGCCTGTGTCTTTACCTCGGAAGACGGAACGTACTGGCTGCACCAGATTAGTTATCTGACATTTGATCCAGCGCAAGTGAGCGAAGTTTCTGAGGCTCAACAGCTGTGCCGGCAAGCCGCCATCTTCGCCCGCGATTTGCACTTGCCATCGTTAAGCGTTGAAACAAATGGCCTGGGTAAATTTTTACCCAGCCTGTTACGCCGCGAAATGGAAGACTTAGGCATTGCTTGCGCCGTGGTGGAAAAATATTCATCTACGGCCAAAGATAAACGCATCTTAGAAGCCTTCGATGCCCCCTTGGCAGCGGGACGTATTTGGGTTCACGACAGTGTTCATACCACACCGTTCATCACCGAAATGCGGGAGTGGCGACCGGCGTCTAAAGCCCCAGACGATGGCTTGGACGCGGTGGCGGGATGCTTGCTCACGGAACCTGTCAGGCTATCAAGAAACCCAAACGCGCAAACTCTTGGCAAACGCCCCAACTGGATCGGCGGCGGCAGCAAACCTTTTCGCGCCAAAACGAACTTTGATCTTTAAGTCAACTCGACAGACTTAAATCGACACCCCAAGCCTCCGCATTTGCGGGGGCTTTTTTTATTTCAAAATCAAATGAAGGAGACTGATATGCAAACCGCATCGGGCCTAGATCTCAATTGGTGGATCACGGCCGTAGAATTACCGGCACTCGCGGGCCTGTTTTGGATTGGCTGGCGCAATCGTTGTGCCGCCGAAAATGGCATCGATGACGTGCGCCATGCGGCGGATGTTGGCCTCGCCCATCTGCGCCAACGTTTAGATGCCTACAAACTTGAGGTGGCGAAAAGTTACGTTTCTATATCGTATCTCAAAGACGTTGAAGAGCGCCTTACGGGTCATCTGATTCGCATCGAAGATAAGCTCGACGACAATCGTCATGGGCGTGCAGGAGGCGGCCAATGAACACCTCAGAAAACCAAAATGATATGACACTGGAAGCTGTTCGAAACCAGGAAGTCGACGTGCTGGCGCGGACGCTTTACGGCGAGGCCCGTGGTGAAAGTTTAAGCGGTAAAGAGGCGGTGGCGTGCGTCATTATGAACCGTGTTGGACGGGCCAAAGATCGGGGCCGATATTGGTGGGGCGACAGTGTTATTTCTGTCTGCCAAAAGCCTTGGCAATTTTCGTGTTGGAATGAAAGCGACCCCAACCGAGATAAAATTCTCGCCATGGAAACCGGGCACCGGGTGTTTGATACCTGTGTGCGTATTGCTAGGCGCGCCCTTTCGGGATGCTTGGACGATGCCACGAAGGGGGCCACCCATTACCACACCTTACATGTCAATCCTCCGTGGTCGCGGGGCCGCCCGGCCTGTGCTGAAATTGGCCGTCATTTGTTTTACAACGATATAGAATAGGGAATTCAGGTCATGTTACCACTGCTGATCGGTCCGTTAATATCGGGCGTCTTGGGTGTCATCGACAAAGCCGTCGAAGACAAAGATCAGGCGAATGTCATCAAGGCCAAAATCAACGAAATGGCCGTCATGGGTGAAATGAAGGAGTTGGAATCGGCGGCAAAAATCATCGTCGCCGAAGCCCAAGGCGACAGTTGGCTGCAACGCAATTGGCGGCCTTTGTTGATGGTGACGTTCGGTGTCATCATTGCCAATAATTATTTGATCGTGCCCATCTTCAACACCCCACCGGCCGACATTCCGCCGGACATGTGGGATTTATTGAAGTTGGGTGTGGGTGGTTATGTGGTTGGGCGTTCCGCTGAAAAAAGCGTGAAGGCCTGGAAACAATAA